TCTTGATCAACAATTCCATGTTGTTTTGCTAAATCGTTCCAATAATACTTGACGCCATCAATTGAATTTACAATATTAAGTGCGTTTGTGACTGAAGCAGTAACATTTTTGAGTTTCTGATCAGAAGTCGCGTAGAAGTCTGACGCATAGATAGAAGTTCCGCTGACATAAACAGATCCGCTAGAAGTTACGCCACTACCAGTACCATAAACGATTTGACCGCTAGGAATTGCTAATGATGCGCCTGATGGACCTTGTGCTCCAGTTGGACCAGTTGGTCCAGGAGATCCTGTTGGTCCTGTTGGTCCAGTTCCTCCTGGTGATCCTGTTGGTCCAGTGTAACCTTGGGAACCTGTTGAACCTGTTGGACCAGTTGGTCCAGTTGGTCCAGTATAACCTTGAGAACCTGTTGGCCCAGTTGGTCCTGTTGGACCAGTTGGTCCAGTATAGCCTTGAGAACCAGTTGGTCCAGTTGACCCTGTTGGACCAGTCGGACCAGTTGGTCCTGTTGGACCTTGAGACCCATTTGATCCAGGAGATCCAGGTGAACCGTTTGTTCCAGATGGACCTTGGGAACCTGTTGTACCTGTTGGACCTTGAGAACCTGTTGGTCCAGTTGGACCTGGAGATCCTGCTGGACCAGTTGAACCTTGTGTTCCTGTTGGACCTTGAGCGGCATTAGTAATCGCAAACGAAACGTTCGCGTTGCCATTAATTCCTGGAGAAACTGTTGCAAGAACATATGTGCTATTTACAAAGTTAATACCAGCGGCAGCATTAATTGTTGATAAGCTATTTTGTGAAACTCTTACTGTATTTGCAGCTGTGTTTGCTGCAGCATATGCATTTATTCCTGTGGTGTAAGCTGTATTGGCTTGTCCATAAGCATTTGTAGCTGTTGTGTAAGCAGTATTTGCTTGAGCATATGCTGCTAAAGCATTAGCGCCAACATAATTAACAGCACTTAAAGTTGCAACATTATATGCGTCAACTGTAGTAGTTGAGCTTGAAAGATTTTGTGTTGTTATAATAGTGTATGATAATAAGGAGTTTGCATCATTAGATGTTGCTTGCCAAACATTAGCAGTGCATGAGAATTGTAATGCTGCATTGGCAGCAATAGTTGGACCTCTGTGAATAGCATAATATCCACTACCATCGGAAATAGAACCATTTCTAAGTTGTAGAGAACTTGTTGTATAAATTAATGGACCAGAGAATGTGGTGCTGTTTGCAACAGTTAAATTATAGAAAGTTGCATTAGCATTAGCAACTTGATATGGGCCACCAGCTGGACCATTATTAAAAATTAATGTGTATGCGATATTACCATTCGCAACATTAAGTGTTGCAACGTTACCAGTGCTTGCTGAAAACGCTACGATATTACCATTAGTGGTGTTACTATTTGCAGAGTTAAATGTGCTAATAGTTGCGCTTGTTGCATTTAAAGTTGTCACTGATTCGCTTGTTACATTTAATGTACCAACAGTTGCGTTTGTGACATTAAGAGTTGTAACTGTTTCATTTGTTACGTTTAATGTTGCTATTGTTGCAGAAGCGATATTTGCTTTAGCGCCAGTAGCATTAACGTTCAATGTTGCAATGTTTGATGTAATCACATTTTCTGAGTATACGTTTAATTGTGTATACACATTAGCAACAGAAATTTGAGCATTGGTTGTTACGCTATTTGCAATTGTGGCGTTTGCGATATTAGCGATTGCGCCAGTAGCATTTACGTTTAAAGTTGCAATGTTAGCAGTTACAATATTACCTGTTGCGATATTAGCTAAACCTGAAACGACAGCATTGCCTGTTGTTGTATTCCAACTAACAACCAAATTTGATTTTATATTAGCATTTGCTACAACATCTAATGTTCCAGTGATATTAGCTGTTTGGAATACATTAAGAGTTTTGGCAATAGTTGCGTTTTGAGAAACTGTTAATCCTGAGTATAGGTTGGCATTTGCGCTGACTTCTAATGTTGACATCGCATTGATAGAACCAAATACATTAGCGTTTGCAGCAATGCCGCTTGAAATACCAACCATCAAATTACCAGTGTAGGTGTTTGATGCTACATTAATACCATTTCCTGTTGGCTTTGTGAAATATACTGTGTTGGCAATATTCATTGTACCAGTGTTGGCTGCAGTAATATTACCAGCAACATTAAAAATTACATTAGCGCCAAGAAGTGTGTCTAGAGATGTTCCAACGGTATTTGCACCAGTGAATACAACATAACCATTAGCGTTGACGTTTTGACCCCAAATTTGAACATTAGAAATGAGATTTTTTGTTTGAGCAGTGTTAGCAACTTGAACCAACACATTGGCGTTATCATAAATTGCATTTTGACCGTCAACAAGAATATCGCCAGTGTCATGAATATAACCAGCTGTTAGAGCGTTGGCTACAGAAGCATCAGCACCAACGATAAGAATTGTGCCGCTGGTGCAAGCAAGATAAAGAGGTCCAGCAGATGGACCAAAAGTCATGCCACCTGCATCTTTATAATACAAAGAGTTTCTTAGTTGGTTTGCGCCATTAGCGAGATTGTTGGTCGCAATACGCCATTCGTCGAATGTGTTTGCTTGTTGAATATAGGTTATATTTGCGTTAGCCATTTAATCCTCAATCTCTTTTATTTACTAATGCCTGCAGTAATTGTTTAATTTCAGACACGTCTGATTTTATCTTATTTATTTCTTCGTCACGAGCCTTCTCTTTTTCAATTTGTTTCATTCTCAATTCATGCTGTCTTACAATATTAAGATCTGTGTTCAAAATAGCCCCTGTTTTGGTGTCTTTTACCAAATACTCATGATCTTTTACTTTCACATAATTACTATTCATAATTATCCAGCTGGGTATGCAGCCACCTTTAATCCAGACAACACAGGAACAGTGGTTGGGTCAGAAGCCAATAGAACCAACTTAATAGCGAAGTATTTAAATGTTCCACCAAGAGGATACAATACACCATTTTGTGTGTATGATAATTTACCGCTTGGTTGTCCGTTCACAAGAGGGCTTGGAGCGTACATGATTTGAACTGGTGTTGACAAGTCTGGAGAAACAGGTTGGTTTACAGCAGACATTAATTGCCATTTTGTATTGCTAAATGGAGTTGTATCAGATGAAGATAAAACTTTATAGTATGCAACAACGTTTGCACCATTCGGAATAACACCAGTTACCCAAACGCGAAGATCGCCAGCATCAAATCCATCAGCTAGAACAATCTGCTTGGTGATGTACTTAGAGTATGCATTACCACCAGATGATTGATCTTCACCAGCAATACTCACAGTAATTGAGTTACAGCTTCCTGGAGTTGTGTCAGTGATTGTTGCTGTTGGTGTTGTAATATAACCAGAACCATAATTGGTCATGGTGATTCCAGTAATTACATTTGTACTTCCGTTTGGAGCAACAGCAAGAATGTTAGAGTTAGCAACGTATCCAGTAGCTTGGACACCTGAGGTTAGATTTGGCGCACTAAATGTGACGCTTATATTTGCATTATTGCTGTGCCCGCCTGAATCGTTGCTAATTGAGATGATATTTGGATAAATTGAGGCATTGTCGACAATATTAGTTCTGACAACTGCGTTCAATGAATCCTCATTATACATTGGGGAAATATCTGGATCATATGACTGAATGTCAACTTGCATTTGTAAAGATGCGTTGTTTCCAGGAAGAATATATCTTCTCTTGCCAGTTCCAGCACTTAGATAATATGATTTGGCAAAATTAAATGGAATTCCTGGAGTCACTTCAGTGTATGTTGGATCCAAATAGTATGTGTTAGATGTGCTATTGTACAATGTAGATTCAATAGCATATGTGATGTATGTTGATGGTAAAGTGAAATCAATAGACTGTATCTGAATACCATCAACATATACAGGATAAGATGTTGGTTGGATGGTATAATCTAATGTTACAGGAGCTTGACTAAATTGCGCCTTATTCAACACAAACATTAAATTCTGATTAGGTACAGGATTAAATGCTGATGAGTTTTGGCTATTGAAGAATCCACCAACAAAACCTGTTGATGAAACTCTAGCAGCATTATTTCCGCTTGTCAAGTCAGTTCCACCAATTTGAGAAACATAAAGTTCATAATCTGGAGATGGAGTTGACACAACAATAGCATATTGTGTTGATGGGTTCAAATATACAGGATCTGGGAAAGCAAACTTAGTTACAGTTGTATTGTTTGCATTTGATGTATTTGCATCAGGAACAGTGGAAATAGCAACATTTTGACTTTGAACAACAGAAGTTGCAATTACATTTGATGTTGGTACGCCGTTAGAAACTGTGCAAATTTGTACTGTTACTGGGAATTGGTTTGATAATCCAACTGGTTTTGCAGTAAACCACAAATCAACAGATGTTGCAAAAATACCATAATTTTGTGTTGTGCTCTTAGGAGGAGGAGTTGTAAACACTTGAGCAATTGGCGCAATAGTTGGGCTTGATGCTGGAGCGTTTGAATAGTTATAGAGTCCATTCGCAAGAGGAGCAGATGAAGTGTCAACAACTAATGTATTAATTCTTGATGGAGAACCACCACCTGGACTTGTTGGAGTTCCATTAACATTAATTGTTTGGTTGTATCCAAAAGACGTATAGTTAGCTTGAGCCAACATTGTTGCATTAGGATCGTTGACAGTTGTAGTGTCAGTAATTGTGAATACTCTGGTTCCTGATAGGAATGAGACTCCAGGGTTTTCAGGTAATTGATAAATTCCGCAAAGAACGCCATTATCATCAGTAAATGGTAATGGATATCCTGTTGAATATGTTGATGTGCCGTCAAGAGTTGGGCTTAGATTAGCGTCTAAATTCAATACTGTGTTTCCGCTTTGAGCGATAACAGAAAGAACGTTGGCACTTTGACCGTATCCAGTTCCTGATGTGATAAAGATTGTATTTTGGTTTGCGTATCCTGGATTACCTTGGACGATTACAGTATTTGCATTAGCAACTGTAGATACAATTCCAGAAACGTGATTATAACCGCTTACAGAATTTGATAAAGATGTTACTGATTTTGTTAAGTTTACAAAAATAGTATTGCTTAGGAATTTAGAACCACCAGTTCCTGATGGTAGAACTCCAGTTGTTCCAACAACTGTTGTTGTATTTGCATTATACAACCATGTATTACTATTTGTTGAGAATCCTGAAGAGTTTGCGTTCAGTGTTCCATAAATTGGTGTTAAAACAAGAACATTATTTGCATAGTCGAAGTATTCTACTGTACCAGTAAAAATATTTGAACTGATTATTGCACCACTGGTGCGCATACTGGTGATAGAAGAAGTCTGAGCTGTTGGGTATTGGTAAATCACATCACCAGAATTAAATGTTGTTGATGTTATGGTGTTACCAGAAAGAGCGCCCAATGAGATAGAAACATAATTTTCATTTAAATAAATTTGACCACCATTGTTTGCAATCGATAGATTTGGTGGAGATGTTCCAAGAACTGTAGCAAACCCATATGTTGATGGACAGTAGATCATGTCATTTACATCATGGATTGTAGCGTTGTTTCCAGTGTCTACAATCAAAGTAGATGCATTTTGAACAAAACGATTAACGTTAGTGCTGTCAAAGAAAAAGTATGCACCTTTATATGGTCTTAAGTTTTGAGCAAAAAACTCAACTTGATTGGATCTCATATAAGGTATTGGCGTATTAGTCTGCACAACTTGACTTGCTGTGACTGGAGGTGGAGAATTTTGACCGCCGCCAGGTGATCCTTCTCTAAATCCATTTAATGTACTGCTTAATAATATTGTTGACATTCTATTTTTCCGTTTTACTGTTCTAAAGTGTTATATACACCCTCATCATTAATAGGAGCTGTTGCTGATTCAATTGATGTGGCACCTGGTGGAGGATTGTAAACAACAGTATCTCCGCCAAGATTTCCACCAAATGAATTGAACATATTAAATTCTGATCCAAGTTGAACTTCTCTCAATTGACCGCCAACTGATGTTGTGGTAATTGTTCTGCTTGTAGGATTTCCAGGAATCACTCCAGTTCCAGTAATAGGTTTAGTGTTGCTGGTGGCTGGTGGTGGATTATTTGGTTGATCATAATTTGCAGGAATCAATGTCTGACTATAGAAGTAATCTATTTGTGGAGACAATGCAATATGACCCAAGAACTCACCGAATGCGTATGGTTGAACTTCTATAGAAGTTGTCGCAGTATTTTGAGTAATAATTGGAGCTTCTGTAAATGTTAATGATGTTGTTTTATCATTAGTGTTTTGGAAGAATGCGCCAGTATTAGTTTTTCCTGTAAAATCAAATTTAACTGGAGTTGTCGAAATTTTTGGATAACAATTTCCTGAAATGAAAGTTACAGAATTATCTGGATTATTCACATCAAGAATACTGTTATCATCAAACGAATCAGTTACAGCGCCATAAACGTTCTTAACAGTAGAACCGTTTTGATATGCTACAGATTGTTGAAGAACACTTTGTTGTAATTGGCTTAGAACAACATATTGTTCAATAGCAGTTATTCTTCTATCTAAACTGCCAATGTCAGCCATTGTATATCTTTGGTTGTTGACATATGTCAATCCAACATTAGAACTATAATATGTGTAAGCTGGTACATTAATAGTGTACAATGTCATTGAATTTTCAGAATCAGGTGGAGCAACTGGAGTCAATGATGGTGTTCCAGAAATCAACTTAAATGTTTGTGTTGATGATAGCGCCAATTTATCTATTCTTGGAAGATAGTAAGAATAATTCAACTCCATTGGATATTCAGGATCAGGAGTAATAAACGGAGAAAGCGTAAATGATGCTACACTTGACAATGTACCAATAGTTCTTGTTGGTCTAAAGTCGATAGTATCTCTTAAATTAATTTGTCCTAATTTAGTAGAGTTATATACTGGAATTGAGCCAGATGCATATATTGATGATGAGTATGAATCGGCGTTGAAGAATCCAGCTGTTGTATCGTGATTAAAGAATTGAGTTACAACAAGAACTTGACCTTTTGGTGCTGGATATCCAGGTTTCAATGTTATTGAACCGTGGTCATAATAGTTATCTGTTTGTCCAGTAGAGAATGTAAAGCTTGATGTCAAATCAATTGCATTTACTGTATTTGGAGCATATGATAAGTTTCCAGAATCATAAACTTTAACAACATTTACAATATCTGGAACATATAAGCTTTGCGGAACACCAGCAGTTAAACTTGTAATTGGTGAGCTGCCGTTGAACCAGATGTATCCAGTTGAAGTGTTTACGCTAACACCAGTGACACCAAGAACAGCTGTTGCGGTTGATGGAGTGTCATAAGTTTGTAACTGAACGAATGCGTTTGCTGGAACTAATGTTTTTGTTCTACGAGCATAAGTTTCAGCACCAGTTGGATTACCTTCTTGAACTGTGAAAATAATATCACCAGTAAATGTGCCGCCACTTGCGACATTAATTGTCATGCTTGTTGGTGAGGTTTGGTAAATACCATTTCCTGAAGTACATGCGCCGCCGTTCTTATTGAAGACGATAACAGTACCGTTCGCTAATGAACTTCCTGTATTGCTCTTAACGACAACAAACACATCTTCGTTTGCAAGAATGTCGCTGACCCAACCGTTTGTGACACCAAAGGTTAAAACTTCAGTACTAGTGTTTAAACCAGAACCTGATGAAATTGTTAAATTACCAGAAGCGAATGTTTGAGAAAGTAAGGTCTTTCTTGAATAGAAAGAAACTTTACTAATTGAATTTTGAGAAACATAGCTGTTTGGTAATTGGAACAACAAATTGTTGTAGCCAGTGCTTTGATAAACAATCGTATTTCCTGGAATAGTTGATCCTGGAGTAACAGAAGTTTGACCCAATGGTGAAATATCCAACACAGGATAAACACCACCATTGATTGCATTTTGAGTTGCATAGACATTAGCAGCAGTATATGTTGCTGGAGTCTGCACCATTGTTTGAATACTTTGTGTTCCGTAATTTAACACAAACTGAGTATTTGGGCTTGGTAATTGACTAAATGGAACGTCAACATAAAGAGCGCCATTTGAAGTGTCATGGGTAACTACGTTTCTAACGTCGCCTGATGAGTTACCTGCAACAATGCTAATTGTTGTGCCAATATAAGCATTAGCAACAGTTGAGAAATATGCAGGAAGACTCAAATAGCGTGTATTAGAAGAAACGTTTCCAGCATTAGCAGTAATCGGATTTGTTTTGATATCTGTTAAATATGCATAGAAAGAATTTGATCCAGCATATTCAATATCTCTGATTCTTGCTGTACCGATTCTGGTGTTACAATATGCCCATTGGTTTGCTGTATTAATTTGAGCTGATGTGATCATGTGAAGATCAACATTCGGGAATTGTGTCAAATTAAAGAATCCAGCATTACCTGAATGGACATTTGTTGTTGTCACATAGTTGCCATAATCTAAAGTTAAGAAATAACTGTTAGATGTATTTGTAGATCTAGCTTTGTCAACAACAATAGAAATTTTACCAGTTGTATCAAACTCGTATCCTTTAACGTATGCTCTGCCTGGAGCAATGTCTAATAGGAAAGTTGCATTATTAGAATCAGCGGTATTATCAGCAGCTGTAACAATAAATGGTTTTACAGTAAAGTTGCCTGATTGATCATATGTTCTTTGAGCAAGAACTGGATTGTTGATGTATTGATTTCCAAGCTGACTTGTTACAACACCATTTTCAATAGTCATCAATCTGATGAACTTAGAAGTATCTGGAGAATCTAATGATCTTTGAGCTAGAACTAATTTAATTTGATAACGATCAGCACCTGGAGCTTGATAGTTAAATGAGCCTTGAGCAGGATCAAGTAGCGCTGAGTCTGATGTATAATTAACAACATTTTCTTCAATATTCAAACCAACCATGCAAGTTGGAAGATTGCTTAAAGAATCTAAAATAATTGTTTGTGGATCTAGCGTTACGAAATATCCATCAACAAAGAAAACGCCACCATTAATGCTTACAATAGAAGCTGCACTAGATGAATTGGCAGTTAAAAGTGTACCAATATCTGAACTTTCAGCACCAGTAACAACAGTTTGAATTTCATCGCCATCGGCAAATTCAATACCTGTTAAATATTTAACGGCAAGTGCACCAGCGGAAGTGTTGCTTGCAAGACTTGTATCGACGGCAATAACTTTTGCTCTGATGATTTGTGGACCAGAGTTATAATTAACAATCAATTTATCGTTGAAGTCTTCAAGTGTAATTGGAATATTACCTTGATATGGTTGTAATTGTAAAGAAGTAACGCTGTTGTCGTATGTTAATTCAGAACCAGAAACGATAGAACCGTTTACAAAAATATTATTAGCAAATTCACCAATTTGGTTTTGTAGAATTGACTGGATTTGTGTTAATTCGCGAGCTTGGACAGCATATCCTGGCTTAAACAGAATTTGCATGTAACCATTTTGGTTTGCACCATTTGTCGCATTAAAGTCATCATAATATGGCGATAAGTCAAAATCTAGCATTTCTTGTTACCTTATAATTCGATTACTATCTTAATCTGCTCTGTCTGATCAATTGAACGTGAAACTGCAGATCTATTTTGCACATAAAGAATATCTCCAGTATAACTTTGAATACCTGGAGGAACTTCGTTAAATGCCGTTGCAGATCCACCCAACTTACCCTGAATTTGAGAATAAGGAGTAAATGTTCCTCTGATATTATTTAGGTAGAGAATATTATTCACGTTATCCCAATTTACGATTGTTCCAGTAAATGTTGGAGCACCAACTAGACCTTGGTAAGCTGTGTCGCCCATTTGAAATAGAGAGCCAGCTTTAACTGGACCAGTGTAAATTCCAATTGTTACATTATAAATTGAACCTGATGCAGCATTAGATGTATTTGCACTGGTTTCTGGATTTTGTATAATTGAAATTTGATAATATTGAAATGGGTTTGGAGACAATCCAGAGCCAACTGGGACTATTCCACCTTCGTCGAAGATTAACTCGGGACACAACATAATATTGGTTGCACCAAGCTCCAAGGAGGTGTTGGACCCATGTCCACCTTCTGGGGAAATAATCGCTCTAAGGATGGCTGTGTTTCCAGTTGAAGTAGATTGATTTACAGTTACATTTGCGTAAGTGTAACCCTGACCACCATCTAGAATTTGATAGCCCACGATCGCACCAGTTGAATCAACTTGAGCCACAATGTTAGCACCAGTTCCATCGCCAGTTACTGTAATAATTGCAGCGTTACTGGTTGCAACGTTGGAATTATATCCTGTTCCACCATTTACAATTCTTAAAATATCAATACGACCATGAACAGCTGAATCTAATACAGCAGTATCAGTGACTACTGGCATCCATTGTGTGGTGAAGAATTTTTGCTTTAATCCTCCAGGAATGGTGTACATATATTTCCATTTGTAACCATCTGAAGTTTGAACATATGGATTGGTTGGAAGATCGCCACCAAGACTAATCGTTGGCATTACTGTTGAAGGCAACCCAGTGTTATTCTCGTTGTTTATTTCTTTTCCAGCATTACTGTCTAAACATTTAAAAACTTGATCATATGAGTTTCTAACGTAGAACTGATTATAGAAATATGGAAAAGTTGAGGAATAGTTGAAATTCTGTAATCCTGTTGCAGTGAATGATGGACCAGAGTTCACCATCATTTGTGTGTTAGAAGTAATTGCAACAATTTCTTTTGTTTCGTAACTTTGAGTTGCAGAGTTAGCATATGCGATATATTGACCAACACCAAAATCTAAGAAGAAAGTTGTATTGTTCCCAACAATAGTATTATTTGATGAAGTGATTGTAATTGTACCATTACCAACATCATAGTCATCATATGTGAACATGTCAAGTTGATTATCGTAAGCGACATAATAACTATTTGCAGCCCAATCAACTCTAGGAATTACAAGATTAAAGTCGGAAGCAGTTAATTTTTTAAGAGCAACTAAATTGTCGAAAACAAAGTTCTCAGAATCGGTACTGTTATTTGCATTTGGAATAGAGCCATTAGCCCAAGGAACAACTGCGCCAATACCAAGATAAGTGTTGCTGGTGTTAATCCAAGAATTTTCTAAAGCTGTCGCTAAAAGAACTTTTTGTTTTACAGTAAGTAGACTGCTCATGTTTAACCTTGATTATTGATTATTAATAAATGTATATGAAGTTCCATTAAACTGCGGATAGATGTAGTATGACTGGTTAGCAACATTAGTTGTTAACAAGTTAGCTGGAGTATCCACAGTTAAAGCGTTTCCGCTTTCGCTCACATAAACTACATTAGCATTGAATCTAGTATTAGCGACACCCAGATCAAATGCGATACCATCACCATTTAAAATCTGACCATAAACATTTGTTGTTTGTGGCATAATTACAAACGTGTTAGAAACTGATGGGATAGTTAATATCACATTGCTTGTTGAATCTATTGGAGCCTTCAATTGGGTATTTAGTACTGCGATTTGATTTGCTGAATAGTAAGCAACGATTGTTGCAGTATTTGGAGCATAGATCACAACATTACTTGTACCGTCTAAAGTTGCTCCTAAATTTCTATCTAGAACAGCGATTTGGTTTGCACCAAAATAAGCTGTGATGTTTGCAGTATTTGGAGAAGCCGAAGCACCTGTTCCACCAACAACCTTTAAGAAATATCCATCATAGTACCCATTCGTAGTGTTAGCTGTGAATGTCGCTGTGTTTAGATTTACATGGTTTACAGTATTACCTGCACCAGTGGTTAGATTAATGGTGTTGCAGATATAACCGCTACCATGTGTGACCTCAATTATACTATTATTGTAATAATTGTCGATCGTTGTGTTAGCGATAAAGTTTGCAGTATTTAAGTTTACAGTGTTTGCATTTCCAGTTGTATTAAACTCGGAAATCGTATAGTTTGATGCGCTGTAGTTAATAGTTTCCAAATATCCTGGACCCAAGAACATTGTATTGCTTTCCATAGTCAAATGAGTATTGTCGGTAATACTTTCAATAATCTTGACTTGTTCTCTGTTTCCTAATCCTGAACCAATAACGACAAAGTCGCCAACTTTAGCATTCGCAGCAAAGTGTGTGCTTGTTCCAACTAGAACTGCATTTGACCAATATGAGTTAGATGTAACTGTTCCATTTAGAATATTAAATGTTGATAGGTTTGCAGTTAAATCGATTTGGTTAAACTCATTATCTAAAATGTTCATATAAGAAAGAACTTGCATTCCAGAAGGATGTAGAATATTCAATAGAGTGTTCTTGTAGTCAACTAGAGCCTCTTTAACCTGAACGATGTAAGAATAATTATGATATTCAGTGTTGGCTTGCAGATATTGATCTGCGCTCAATTGGCCATCGGTATTTAAATAGTATCCAGGATATTGAATTAATCCGTTCAAGAAGATTGCGTTTGCTCTTGCTCTACCGTTACCATAAACTGTGGCAAGAACAGAAGTTCCATTTGGAACTGGAGAAACATTAATTGCAGCATTAGAAAATACAAGATTTGCATTAGGCAACAATGTTCCAGTATAGTTGTAAAGTCTTATTGAAGAATTAGATAATAGACCTGCATATTGAGAACCAAACTTGTCAAAGAATGCAGTGAAAGTAGCAGTCTTTACGTTAGCGCCTTGATAGACGAAATCGTCTTCATATAATGTTGCATAGTCAAATACAACGTTAGAATTATTTTGTTGAACTGGTAGATCGATAATCGCTAACGATACATTTGGTGTTGTCTTGTAATCAAATCCGCGACTTACGATTCTAAAGTCATAAATTTGACCGATGTTAGTTACAGAAACGTCAAAGTTCGCGCCTTCATCAAAACCATAAGCAACTAATTGTGCACCAGTTCCACTTGCAGCGTTTTGAGTATTTGCACTGTTAGCCAAATAAATTGGAGTTGTTGTTGAGATTGGATAAGTGTATCCTTCGCCAGGATTTGTTACAGATACTGTTGCGATAGATCCATTAGCATGAGTAGTGAAGCTGAATGTTGCACCATGGCCAAGGGAGTTATTGATTACAATAACATCTTTAGTTGTATCGTATCCTATTCCTGCTGAAATAATTTGAACATTTGCGATTTGGCCAATGTCTCTGATAGATTGTACTGTGTTAGCGTGTTCTGAAATATTTGTTGGATCGTTATATCCAGCATAAACAACAGAGAAATCAGATTCAAATTGAGAATCTAATGAGATAGTTGGTTTAGATTTAAAGCCAAATCCACCATTGATCACATTCATCGATGTGATCTTACCAACTTGGAGATTGGTTGATGTGAACGACTTACTTAAGGACACATTAGCGTTTTCGTAAAACACAACAGCATTTGTAGTTGCGTTTGGAGCCACACTTAATGTTGGTGTTTGTGGAAGTGGTATAAATGTAGCAACACCTGTTGAACCGTTGTATGCAGTAATTAATCCTGCAGAACCTGCTCCAGCTCCAGCCACAAATTCAATTAAGGAGTTGTTATAGTAACCATTAACTGCGCTTGGTGTGAATGTTGTGCTATGAAGATTTACAGTGCTTAAGCTGTTACCTGCACCAGTGCATCCATTAATGAAGATTTGGTTATTAGCAAATCCATAATATTGATCTGCATATAGAACAACATTACTTGTAGAGTCTAAAGTTGCACCCAAATATGGTGCGCCCAACACAGCAAGTTGATTTGATGAGAAATATTGTTCAATAATTGCAATATTTGGAGAAGCTGAGTGTCCTGTTCCAGAAACAACTTGAAGATAGTAGTTTCTATAGAAATTATCAATGGTCGTATTTGCTTGGAAAGTTGCTGTATTTAAATTTACAGTTTGAGTTGTTGTGCCAGAAGTTGAGATTCCATTGATTGTATATGTGTTAGCGTAGAACTCAATTGTTGAATTAGCAATAAATTCAATTGCATCTGTATTAACAATAATTGAGTTAGCAGCAACGTTAATATAGTCTACCGATTGAACAACAACGTTTGCTCCAATACCTGTATCTGAAATGACAGTTACAACAGTATTAGGGAATGTTCTATATCCCCAACCGCCGCTTTCTGTACCAACAGAATAAATTGATCCAACGCTGACATTATTAACATATGCAACAGCCTTAGTTGCTTGCGGAGTATTTGCTAAACCGCCAAAGATAACTACAGGATCTCCAGGATAGTTGATAGTTCCATCAAAATTGTAAGTTGGTCCATTATAGTTAAGACCCTGATAGTTTGGATTGACTACAATATTTGAAAGAGATCCAATAATTTTTTGTTGGAATGAGAAAGATTCAGTGTTGGCATATGCACCGTTTACGATTAGATTTTCTTCAGCAACGAACGAACCATTAATATTAGAAAGATAAATCTCAATAACTTCAAATCCGAATTCAGAATCTACTGTTGTGTATGCAGATTCAATAGTACATGTTGTATTTGATAACGAACCAACACCTTGTCTTTGAACAAGATTACTTGGGTCAAAATTTGGACCAACATTAACACTTGGATATCCACCAGTTCCTAAAATACATTTGACTGCTTGTGGAACTTGCCACTTACCGTCCGAAGCTTTTAATATGTTATTCTTTGGATAGAAAACTTCTGCATCTTCGTTGTAGAGAACTCTGAATAGAAACTTTAAAGAATTCTCGCTACCTTTAGTTGCATAAAATTCTCTAGCAGCTTTAATAAGTTTACGTTCATCAGCAGCAATGTCTTGAGGAAAATATGGAAGAAAGTCGTTAATGAAATATTGAATAAATTGATCTGTGGTTTCGTCTACGTCTTTATAGCTCAATAAATTATTAGTTTGATAAAGAACAGCACCAGTATTTGAATTTTCTAACCACTGGTAATATGCCTTGACGAAAGCAACAAAATTTGGATTATTGGCTACAATGAATTCTGGAAATTGAGATTCCAATAATCCTGATGTTGTTAATGTTGTATTTGCCATATTATGATGATACTGCGTTTAAGATTACTGACACTGCAGTTAAGCTTGTTTGATCTAATGTTAAAATAATTTGATTTTTAGATGAGAAACTATAATTATCTGGTTGCGCAAATATAGAAAGAACCCCATCAGTTCCAATAACACTTAATGGATAAAAATTATTCAACGTAACTATACCATTAATGTAATCAATTGTTCCTGCTGTTGGGTTTAAAATATGTTTAACATTATTGGTGTCAAAGTAGTATGTTCTTAGCACACCAGTTCCTCCAGTTAAGTTAGGAGTTAATGATGCGCCTGTGCCGCCACCGCCAGATAATGTGATTGCTGCTGTCGTATAGTTGTTACCTGCAACATCAACTACGACAGAATTAATTTGACCATTAACAATAACAGGATATGCGTTTGCGCCTAAACCATCACCTTCGATAATAATAGTTGGTGCTGTTGTATATGCATAACCTGGAGAATTAATTGTTACGCTTTCAATACTTCCGAAATCAAATGGAGTTTCTTCAATGTAACATTCTTGTTCGTTACCGCTTGAATCTAATTGAATAAAGCCTGTTGAGTATAATCTGTCGTTAGAAATTCCATGATGTAGAGAAGTTCCAAATTTAATAGTATATGTTTCAGATTCTATTAAACTTGGATTAAATCTTTTCTCGATGTAAACTGTTGATGTTGATGATTGAATTGACTGATCAGTGCCATCAATCGCAGTTAAGAATTTTGAATATTGGAAAGACGAGTTGAATGTGTTTAGATTAGTATTTGCATAATTATAGACAGTACTAATAATAGAGGAAATAAGATTTTGTTGCGATTGAATTGTTTGCGAAGGATCATAGTTCACATTTAAATTGAAATTTAAATAGTCGTAGTCTGGATTTACGAAATTTGGAGTAACTGTCAACACGCTAAATGGTCTAATTATTTCATTAATTAAATAGTCTACTTGAGATGTGGTTGTCACATATCCATTTTTTGGTTTAGCTGAAATGAACACTTGACCGTAAACTGGGGGAGTTTCTTCCTCACCACCCCAAACAGTAACTGAATCAAAGTAAGGATATTTCTTATTAATAATTGTAATGTAATCGTTTTTGGTAACAATTCTGTTTTGAGCAATAAAAGATTTAGGAGCATTTGTTTTAATACTGTCAATGCTCTCAATAGGAGATCCGCCAAAAGATGGAGTGGCAGTGGTTACGCTAGAAACAGAACCATCTAAAATACTTGTTTGTAAACCAAAAGATTGTAGATCATTAGCATTATCAGCGTTGGTGATCAAATAACTTACTGTTACAATATTTTGATCAACAAGATTTGCACTTAATATTCCATCTCCAAAATAAATTATATAATTGGCGTTTGGACCTTCTTCAACAAAGTATACATTACTGTTCGCAGTAACAGTTGTTGCATCCTCAGCCAAAGTGAATACTGTATATGAAGGATTGGTTGTAGAAGATTGAACAACAACTTGTAGTGTTGAAAGATCTATGTTCTGGTCAACCAAATCAAAATATTGAGATGGATTAGCTGTTGAAGAATATAAGAAAGATTTAGTTGTAGGAACACCTTCTTTAATGACTAAAGAATTAAAGGTAAAAGTGTTTCCAGTGTTTGCAACATATTCTGAATCTTCAACTGTGTAGAAGGTATATGATGCGCCATTTAAAGCTGAGGATACAAAAGATGTAAATCTTGGCACATTCAGAATAGTTGTCTGATCGTTTATTCCTTTTGTTACTGTAAGATTAACGATTGCTTGTGCTGCTGTTGATGACTTTGAAGTGTATCCTAAAGATTTTGCTTGTGATACAACTGATGATCTCAATACTGCTGTATCTAAGAACATCTCATTCGCAAGCATGTTCATATAGAATGCATTATATGTTGTATTATATGCAAGGATGTCTAAAAGAATATTGAAAGCCGAACCTTGGAAATTATAATCTGCGAATTGAGATTGGCTTTGTAAATATGTGATCAGGTTCTGTTTGATGGCATCAAAATCTAGTGCAGTTAATTGTATCTGTGAAGTGTTGTTAGCCATTTAACGAAGCCTTTGAAGAAATGATGATACTGTAAAAGAATTATTTACCGATAAAATATTAAAATCAATTTCAATATTATATCCATTATTATCATAGTCCGCTTGGACGATAACATTATTAATGGAAACTCTAGGCTCAAAGTTCTCAATCAAAATCTGAATCTCTTTAGATAAAGCATTTGACGTAATTTGATCCATTTGTTCAAACAGCAAGTTTCTAATATTTGATCCAATTTCTGGATGAAATGGTTTTTCATAATAATTTATTTGAACCAAATTCATCAAAGATTGTGTAACAGAGTTTATTCCAGTGACTTTAAGTAAGTCGCCTGTGACTGGATTAACGTCAAAATTAACGTTAAAGTCGCTATAAACTATTGCTGATGTATTTGATCTTGCCATTTTTTATATTTATTTAGCTTGGTCCGACCGTATTGGCAGGAGTAGATGGAACACTTGGTGTATTAACTACAACTGGTCCTTTGCCGTCTCCATTATCTGGCTTGATCGCTTGGTTTACTTCTGCAATCGCATTAGCCTTAGCTTGATTTACAAAAGTTATAATACCGTTTACTTCCGCAGCAACTGCAGCCTTAAATTTATTTCTTATATTAAGAATGTTTGCTAATGCGCCTTTTAAAGCCGAAGTAAGTTTACCAACAACAGCTGTTAGACGACTAAAGGCTGAAACAGTACAGCCGATTATTTTTTTAGCTAATCTTTGAACAGCTTGAGCGATGTTTATTACCGCTTTTAGAAGTAAAGCCAATTGTACAGCATATTTAATAGCGGCATCTAATTGTGGACCGATAACCTTTTTAATGAACTTTTTAATAAATGAAAATGGATTAAAATCTATTAAATCTGCCCATTGAGATAAAGCTGTAATTTCTTTAATCATATCAGCAATAAGATCTTCTACGCCTTTTAACTGACGATTAATTGCAGCTTGAATGACATCGCAAGTCGAGTTGGCCATATTGTCTAAGCCGTTCGCTATGTCATTTAGATGTTTAATATTTACTGGAAGTAAACCATTATTCTCGCTCATTTATAAATTCCTTATGTGCTCTTATTAACGCAAATTCCATTAACAAAATGATATTGCGCTCCTGTGACGGAAGTGAGTGTGCCACTAAAACCATTATCGCTGCTTAAATTATTTCCTGTTGTAATGTCTCCATTTATCATATGCATTCCACCTGGAGCATTAACGCCAACTGTAGAACCAGCTGACTTGTTGATACTTGTTATTGCCGAAATGTCAATTTCATTACCGTGTAGAGTTAAAGTTTGTCCTGCAGCTATGGTAACATTACCTTGAGGTGCAGTCATATTGATATCGCCATTCGCCACAGTTATGGTTGTGTTGCCAGAAATTTGCACGTTACATTGACCGCCAATTAAAACATTGAGGTCTCCGTTTACAGTTTTATTGGATAGTCCCATAATATGAACATAATCGCTACCCATTACAATTTCGTAATTAGCGTTGGTTACTTTTTGAACCTTAGAACCGTCTGGATGCATTTCCATAAACGTTCCAGAACGATGAATCATAGAAATACGTTCATGTCCAAAAGTATCGTCCATTTCAAACACATGTCCAGATTCTGTTTCTTTAACTTGATTGTATGGATAGTTTGGATTAAATGGTGTGTATGGTTCGTCCCAAGTTATTCCAGCAGCAGTTGGAACTTTTAAATCTCTGTTCACAGCTTTATCTATTACGACATCATTTGCTGGAACATTTAAATTTGAAGCAAGACCTGTTATAGAAGTGTTTGATACTTGATTAGGTCTTGGATATCTTAAAGTTGAAACATCAGTATTTTCAGTTATTACAATTCCTGTCCCATCAGTATTGTATTTTCTAGAAGCTGGAGGTCTAGGCGCATTTGAAACAGTCGCGTCATTTCTAACATCATTATATCCTGATTTTGGATTATTCGCATTGGTATAATATCCAGGAATCACACCTAACATTATAGGAAATTGTCTGCTTTGACCGTCAGCAAAAAATCCAAACACAACATCAGATTCTTTTGGCGTGCTAAATGTTTGGTCGTTTAGAGAATGAGCTGGATGTGCCCAAGGTAAATTTTGAGTTGGGTTTTCAGTTAAAGATTCATTGTTGAAACCAAAAAATCTAACTCGGCAACGTCCAAGGTGCATTGGATCTTGGCGATCTTCAACAACGCCAATCCACCATACGAAATTATCTAAACCAGCATAATTTTTTTCTATCATGATTGTTTCACTTGTTGTAATGCACCAGCATTACTTGCTGGTCCTGGTATTTTATCTGCAAAAGAATCAGATAATAATTCTAGAGTTGTTGATGAAATGTCACCAATAATACCATGGTTCACTGCTGATACCAAATATTTAGCCGTTCTAAATGTGTCTAAATATTCGCTGTCTGATTTGTTTTGAGGTTGCATTTTAGGACGAATCAAGTTTAATGTCATACCAGCTCTTATTTGGAAATCTGAAGCAATTACAACTGTGGTTTTTAATGTTTGTAACTGAGCCAATTTAAGTTGATTTTGCAACATCCAATTTTGAGGAACAAATTTATTTGTTGTGGAATCAGAATCGGTTATTGGAACAAATTTAACAACAGAATCTGTAGCGTCGAATAAAGTCATATTTAATCTATTTGTTGTTAAATTAGCTGGTAGATTTGAATTCAACAGACTCTTAGCTGGAGTGTTCACTCCACTGGAAGTATAAACTTTTTTTGTTCTGTTAACTAAATCAAAAGTCAGTAAAGATGATGCAAATTGACCATATCTATTTCCTCTAAGAATATCAAAATCAACATCATTCTTAGCATATCTTAAAGATTGTATGTCTTGAGAAGGATCGCCAACAACGTTTGGTCGCCAAGAAAAAGTTGTATATGGCGTTTGGCTTATCATATTCTCATAAGATGTAAAATTAAATCCATCTGCACTCTCATAAAAAAAGAAAGTGTTTTCGTTGGTATTATAACCTCTAGATGCCAACCAAACAATTGCTTCTAATGGGCGCATTCTGGGAATCATTAAATCATAAGAACCAGAAGTAGATCTAATATTATTAATTTTACTGGTAGGAACTTTTAATAAGTTAAGTAAAATATCAGAAACCATAGAATCAATAGATAGACCTTTGTACGTCTTTCTAACATAAAATTGGCTTGAAAGAATTAATTCTTCAGAACAAAAAGATATAATATATTTTTGAATAGATTGACTCTCAGCGCCTCTATTTGAAACCTTATAAATTCTAAAGTATTTTTTTATTGGTCTATTTAATGATGGCTTATCTAATGATATATAAACCCACTCATTTCCATGAAGAGTTAAATTTGTGATAATATCTAAAGAATCACTGACAATTATAGTTCCTGTCATACAAGGACTAAAGATACTTTCATATAAATTAAAATGTAAAACAAGATCGCTAATGTCAGTCAGAGTTCCATTTCCTGTTATGATTTGACATTGAAATTTATAATCTGTAGATTGACTCAGACCTTTTGGTATTACATTCGAATTAGTTGTATTTGGTGGAATTGGCATTTTATAATGTTGATGTTAATAATGATTTCAGTTGAGTTTCAATTTGAGCTGCATATTCTTTCTTAGGTAGCTGTATCACTCTTTTTGATTGATTCTCGCTAAACTCAGCATCATATGAAGAAACAGCGTTTAACGTAATGACAGTTGAATATGTTGTACCATCAAGATTAACAGATTGAGGAGATGTCAATTGAAGTGTTGGATGTGCCAATGTTGGCAGATTTGTGATAGTTTGATTTGACACCTCATCAACAATAGAATATGTCGTATTAGAATAATACAATTTAGAAGTTGTTATTGATGATGGCGCACCTAATGGAGATGCAGTCGTTACTGTAACTTTCTCATAATGATCTATCGTAGATTGAGCGACAACTACTGATCCATACTTGTTAGTCAAATAATTAATAAATTCAAGATCATTTAATGGAGCTTGATATGCTGGATTTATTATTTGATTAGCAAGTAGAATTATCCAATATCTGTTAGCGTCACCATAATATTTTTCTGCGATACTTTCAAAAGTATCATGATCCTGCATATTATATGTGTAGAAAATATTAAGATTTTGTAAATAGTCGGTAAGAAATTGAACACGTGTGAATATGTTGGTGACTAAAAATGCATCTTTTAAATTTGGATCAAAAGAATATAAAACCTTGGGGAAATTTTGAAAGTATTGCATTTTTAATATCCATACTGCTGAATAAGTTGTCTATACATAATATCAACTTCTTTAAATCTTAACGTTAAACCTATCTCAACTGGCATACCATCAGTGAACGTTGCGAAGTGTCCAGCCTTAGAATAATCTACACTAATATTTTGTAAGACGCATGTTGATATTGTTGGTAGATATGGATTATCACCTGATGTGAATGCGAATTGAATGTCAAATTGTGCTGGCGGTATAAAGTATCTACCATAAACGCTTCCACCAACTTGAGAAATTAACTCTGGAGCAGCATACATTTTAAATGTATTGATGATGTTCATAATTGCTACAGACTCATCAGAACTTCTTGGTTGAAATCTAAATTCAAATGTAAACTCTCTATTATCTGTTCCTCTGTATAACATTTCAATTTGAGGGTTTAAGGCATATCCTGCTGAATTTTCAAGAACTCCAGTTCCTTGTGTGCCAAGAGTAGCATTCACTATATTTGTAAATGCAGTTCTTTCTATTGGAGTAGTATTTACTGGTGATGGTTTGTATGCTCCAGTAAATCTATTGGCTAAATCTTTTGCAGCTTCTACAGCACCTAATGCTGTTATCGCTGATTGTCCAAAATTACCAAGAGCATCAAATAGTGATACTGGATTCCAATTATGATTATATGCTGCAGTAATCGTATCAGGCATATAAAGAGCAATTGCTGTGGATATTCTACTTAAAGATGGTTGAAGTAATGATGAAAGTTGTGTGGAGTTTAAAGTTCCACCTGTGAATTGAGAATTTTGTTGTACTGCAATCCCTTTAGTTGCAAATCCTTTCCCAGTAGTGACCACTTCAGGAACTTCGCCATCAGCGTTTGTCGTATTATTTTGCGGATTTGTAGTTCCTCCAACACCGCCATAATATACAGAGTTATTTTGCACAATTTGTGATGTGTCAGTTTTATATGAGGAAGTTACTGGAACATTAACATAGAAAAGAACAGCATGCGGTGGATCTTCTAGACTGTTTCCTTGAAGATTATTTGGGTATCTATAGACAGTATATTCCCCAACTCCTTCACCGCTTATTTTTCTGCTTGCTGGTCCTGGAGATAAAGCTGCTAATTCACCACTGCTTTTTGCTGCAGTAACTGCAGTAATTGTTTGTTTTGGTGATTGTTTAAGACCAATAGTTGAAACTGGACCAGGAGAAACGCTACTTGCATTAAGTATGCCTTGTTGCACACCCTGTCCAACAATTGAACTTAGTGAAATACCAGAAAATAAACCCATTGTGATACCTGTAGCTATAAATAAGCTTTAGTGTTATTGGATTATTTATATGGCATACTCAGGTCGTTTTCACCCCAGAAACCAGAAAAAGTATTATGGGGACGTCTCCAACATTTGGTACAGAAGTCTCTGGGAAAGAAAAGTTATGGAGTGGTTTGACGATAACGAAAATGTTGTCGAATGGTCAAACGAAGAACTGATCATTCCATATATCTCTCCTCTAGACAATAAATATCATAGATACTTTCCAGACTTTGTGGCTAAAATAAAAGGCAAGGATGGAAGTATCAAAAGATTTGTAATTGAGATTAAACCTGAGAAACAAACTAAGCCGCCTGTGAAACCAAAAAAGGTGACCAGAAGCTTCATTAATGAGGTTGCGACTTGGGGAGTAAATGAAGCCAAGTTTAAAGCCGCCAGAGAGTTTTGCGCCGATCGCGGTTGGCATTTTGAAATTATTACGGAAAGAGAGTTAAAAATACCTGATGGCAAGTCTAATAGAAAAAGTAAGGGATAATCTGGCGAAAGAGAATATCAACGTCAGATCCAAAAAAGCTC